GTCAAGCAAAAATAAGGGCTTACAGAATTACCTGTAAGCCCTTATTTAATCAGCTTGGTGCGGTTGGAGGGACTTGAACCCTCACGAGCGTACGCTCACCACCCCCTCAAGATGGCGTGGCATTTAACACACATTTATAAAACCAACAAATCCAGTAGTTACCTACTTTATTAACATATATATAGTTGTATATTTTGCTATATTTTTATATAAATTGATGTCAAAATGATGTCATTTTAGGTTCCTCCCCATATAATCGTTCCATCCCTTTACGAGTTACAAGCCAATTCTTTCCTGACTTTCTAGCTTCATCATCAGTAAATTGTTTATTTGCATATCGCTTTAAACAACATTGCTTAATAGAATCAGCTGGTACCCCCCATCGCTCACCAGCTTCTTGTGTAGTCATTACATCAGCCAATTTCATTATAATACTCCCAATATAACTAATAGATTATAAACAGATAATATAAAGGCAATAATGCTAATTATTAAAGTTAATCTTGAAATCATATGCTCGCCATTGTTATAATAGTTAGGAAGATTGGGGCTCTTTCGAGCCCCTGTGGTTACTCTTTATTAATCGCCGTTATCACCGCAGTTGCTAGTTGGATGATAGCTATTACTAAGGGTAGCCATTTTTTTATTTTCTTCCTTAACTTCTTCAATGGCATCACCTCCTTCCTTATGTCTATATTATAACACGTTTCCGTGTTATATGCAATAGTTTTTTATTATTTTTACAAACAAAAACAGCCCACTAACTCAGATAATATCTAGGTCGGTAGGCTGTTTATATTATAAATTATTATTTCTTTATAGGGACGGATATATGTATGTTATTTAATATAGTATCAGCATCAGATTTATCAAGCGTTTCACCAGCTTTTACTTTATCTAAGATTACTAATAATTTTTCTTTGGCATCATCTAAAAATTCTGCACTCTTATGCAGTCCTCTTTTTCTGATACTATCTGCTGACTCACTATATTTTACAATAAAATACTCTAACATATTTATAAATTTATCTGAATGTAAATAATCTTGAATATAGTTATCTAATATAGTATCCATATGCTCCCCCTATGATTTGTAAAATACTAGTTATATATATTATATCATTTTGAAAATAAAAAAGGCCTATCAACCTAGATGTTCTTCTAAGCTGATAGGCTTTTGTTATGTTATTCACTTATAAACAATTACTTTACTACTCAATTAACAACTAATAGTTGATAATTGCGTGTATCCACCATTACACGCTATGGAGATGCTCGGATCACCTCAATCTTTTGCGACTAAATAAATTACAGTACCGCCTAATAGGATATTTAATAATTTACTATTTCGTTGTTGTGCTTTCGCTTTTTTGATTTCGTTCTTCTGCTGTTCTAAGTATATCTCGGCTTTGGTTAATGATAGTTTTTGCTCGTTCAGCATCTGCTCTTGCTTTTGCAGTAAGTTCCGTGCCTCTGTTAATTGCGTTTTCTGTTCGTTGATTAAGTTCAATGCTTGTGCTAATTCGTTCTTCTGTTCGCTCGTTGAGAGTTTTGCTATTTTCAACTGCATCTCTAGCTCGTTGATTGTAGTCAATTGATTGTTGATTGTACTCTCTAGCGTGTCGAAGTTCATTTTCAGCGTTGCGTATTCCTGTGGTGTCAATGTTACTGGTTCTGTTGGTGTAGAACCATATGCCACAGGCGATAATAATAACAATACAAATAGGAACAGAGATGTAATGAGCGTGAATAAAGTTTTTGATTTTGTCATTCATACTTCCCCCTAGTCATACATGTAGTTGACATCAACTTCTTTGTCAGCTACCATTCCGCAATCGCTATATTGCCATATTTTGATATTTGGATAATCACATTGTGAATCATATTGTGCACACCATACAGGAACGCTTGGCATTTGACTATATGCATATGTTTCATCCCACAATAGAGAATATCCGCTATACACACCTACATTTTGAAATCCTGCACTCCATAATGTGTTTACAAATCGACTAATACAATTCGTCATTCCTTGACTAGTTAAAGCACCAGCATTAATCATATTACGTAATTGGCGATGCTCCTCGTAGTCATACCAAATTCCAGCTTGCAAATGGTAATCAGTATATCCATAGCTATTGAGCGTGTTAATCACCCATTCCGCCTCTTGTACTGCGGTTGCCTCATCATATGCATGGCTAAAATAATATACACCAACTTCAAGACCTATATTTAATGCTGCTGTGATATGTTGCTCAAAGAAATCATCAACATTATAGTTTTCACCTAATTTTATAATTACAAATTCATTGCCTTCTTCTTTGGCTCGTTGCATGCGGCACTCATCATAATAAGGTGTTCCGTTTTCCTCCTCTTGCCATGCTGAAATATCAAACCCTTTTTTCATTCTTATCACTCCTTTCTGTCATGTTAGGTAGTGGTGGTAATTTAGGCTGTTCTTCTAATTTATCTGGAATACCATCACCATTTCTATCAACACTAAGCCATATTAATCCTGTAAGCGATGCGATTACACCTGGTGCTCCAAACATATGGTCAATTAGAAATGCTCCCATCGTTATAATCTTATCGTTCGCACTAGAAATTTCCCCTACGTAAAAAGAAATAGCGTAAGTCATCGTGGCCAATATAATTGGTGTTAGCATGATAAGTATAAGTATTCTCGCTCCCCATACTAAAGTAGGGTGGACTTTCGCCACCCTAACCGAAGTATATATTTTCTTTGCTGAATCAATGAGTTTTGTTGGTAAATTCATGGAAATCACCTCTTAACTCATCAACCCTATTTTCTATTCCATCAACACGTGCAGTTAATTTCACGTGTTCCGTATAAGCCTTTGTACGTTGCACACGAGATAACTTAATTTCATCTTTTAATTCAAGCAATGTTTGATTCAATGTACCCATGCGTTCAGTGAAAATCAAATTATCTTGCATGCGTTCATCACTTATCCGTGTCAGAATAGGCAAAATTAAAAGGCGGTAACTTGCACCGCCTATAATTGCAACAATTGATAGTGTTGTTAGAATATCATCTAATTCAACTTGCCATGTCCACATGCAACCACCTCTTATAAGTCATCAACGGCTTTATTGATAGTAATGAGTTCTTTATTGTGATATTCAAGAGTAGCACCTGAAGGGGCTTTAATTTCAGAATCTGTCCAAACTACAACAGGTTGAGTTGCATACATCACAATTCTATACAAATTAGGTGCGTTTTGAACCGATAAGGTATTAAAGTTAGTATTATTATAAACATTACTAATATCACAATATGCAATTTGATGATGAGTGCCTGTTAAATCATCTTCTTCATCGTATACAGCCCATTTTACGTTATATTTGTCTGTGTATTCAGAAATCATTGTCAATCCATTTGGCATATTAGGTGCTGTATATTTTGGTGCTTGCGGAACTCGCACTGTGAAAGTACATATCTTTTCTTCATTTGGCAAATATAATTCAACAGTGAAATCTTCCGAATCTGTCGGAACATCAATATGTACAGCTTGTTTTAAACCACTACCACCCCATTGTCGGCGTTCTTGGTCATTAATGCTAGTATAAAATCCAGTAGGAATTGAACCTCGTAATTCAGTATCACCTAAACGTAATGGAGTAAAGAAATCTGTGAATTCCTTTTGCCCCCAATGATTCGAATCACCAATATCAGCACCGTTTCTAACATCAATTAACGCCTCAGTAATTAATTGATAGACATCACTACCTGTAGGCATTAATCCTATTCCTTTTAATGCATTCGTTAATTGTGCTACATCCAACCCTATACCATCATCCCCCTTAGGGCCCTTTAGAGATTCTAACTGTTCGGCCGTAAAATCCTCATATCGGAATGGATCGCCCTTATCACCTTTACCTCCTCGCAATCCCTGTGCAATTGGAATTATTACGTCTACTACTTTAGGTACTTTCGCTTGAATATCAACTACTGTATATTCTTCATTATTTTGCATATTATTACCCCCTAATGCATTGATACGTCATGAATGATGGCTAATTTCCCCATCACTACTTTATATTGGTGTTCGCCGATGATAATAAACACATCGTATCGACCTTTTTTAACAAATTGATACACTTTACTATTTGTACGGCCCAATACTTCTACAATAATTACATTATCTTGAATATGACAATCTGCCACCGCAAGTATATTGTCCATATCGTCTCTGAATTTACATACCGCCCTTGCATTGCTTATATCAACTCCTTCTTGTAGTTGATACGCTCTACACCAATCACTGGCAATATGCCAATATTCATCAACTGTTTTGATTTGGTTTGACATCATTATCTAACTCCATTAGCTCATTATGGATACACCCGTCTGTAGGGCAAGTTCCATCTTCATTTAATGTTGCCCAACAGTATTCACAAAAATGCATCACTGGTACATCAGATTTGATTTCGTAGTTATCCATTATTTGACCTCCTTAATCTTATCTACCATTTCAGCATTGAGTTTCTTGAATTGTTCTTGTAAATCATCATATGGCACATTAGCTAACCGTCTACGTAGTAACGCTTGGTCTAGCGTTGCAAATCGTTCGTCATAGTATTTGCGAATTTGTGCAATACGTTCTGCTTTTGTCGGTTCATATTCCGTTACTGGAATATCAACAAATTCACCATTTACATAGGCTTTATTGTTTAAAAATTTGTCTAGCATAGCATCATCACCATACACATAATTAGCTGCATCTGGATATTGAGCTTTAGCTTGTTCAAGTAAAGCATTCTCACCAATTGGTGCTAACATACTATCGACGATAGATGTAATACGTCTACCTTCCGCATCAAGTACGTGGATATAATTGTTCATGTCTTTTATCCTTTCGTTATTAATAAGGAGTAACAAATGAATAGTACTGTTAAGCACTACCCAAGAAATACATATCTTCACATGCGCCGCAAAAGTGCATGTGCTGAAACGTTTAAAAGTTTGTATGAAAAATGGCTGCCTACTCGCATTGGAATTGTGAGTAAATCAGCCATTGAATCATATCGCATTGCCTATGATCATATTCAATCAATTGCTAATATTCCTATTAACTTAATCAAATATTCTGATATGCAATACGTGATTGATAATATGAGAGATAATGGCCTTTCCTACGCATCAGCCAAGAAGGTACGCACATTACTTTCATTACTATCTAAATATGCAATTGTTAATGATATTGATATTAAGGATTACACTCCATTTCTTAATCTCGGCCATGATGTTAGCGTGTATCCCCATAAGCCATTCACTCGTCAACAAATTAACCGATTGTGGGGTCTTGATACTTCCGATACATATGGCATTTTAATACTCCTATATACAGGAATGCGATGCGGTGAATTGCTATCGTTACGTAAGAACGATATTAACCTCCGCACTAAATGTCTTATAGTACGTCTATCTAAAACTGATGCTGGCCGTAATCGCTTAATTCCCATTCATAGTCGCATATTTCCAATAGTTACAACCTTGTATCACAATTCATCAGATAGGATACTCCCTATTTCTTATGCACAATTTAGTAAGCAGTTTAAATCAGTAATGACTTCAATCAAATGTTCTCATTCAACGCATGACTGCCGTCATACAGTAGCTACATTATTAGATAAATATGGTTCATCACCTACTGCAACTCGTGCTATTCTTGGTCATAAACATGGAGATATTACAACCAAAGTCTATACGCATAAAGAATTACGTGAGTTGCGTAAGGCTATTGAGTTATTACCTTAGAACCAATGGGGAAAATCACTACGAGGAAACGACAGTTCATGGTATTTACAAACTACAAATTTCCCAATTGCATTCAATAATGTATATGCAGTTACAACAGGATTGCCAGATAGTGCCAAAGGACCATCCTCAAATAACTCCGATAATGCTATAAAGTATACAAATACAACAATATCATTTGCTCGATTTGAGCATTTCTTCATAGCGATTGGTAAAAGTTAACCAATGGGGAAGTAAGAAGAATGTTTCAATTGGAGATGGATACAATTACGATGTAATATTTACTACTGCATATGCTAGTATATGCCTTGGCGTTTTCCCCGTATTAAAACGTAATAGTGTGGAAGGAGGTAATTATACAATCTACTATACAAATGAATCCAACACGGGGTGTAAATTAATTACTGATGAAAGTAAGTCTAGCGGTACAGCACAAGGATTTGCTTATTTTACCATCGGGTACTAATTAGCCAATGGGGAAAGTCAAACATCACAGTTGCTAGGACTATATACGATGGAGCTAGTAACTTTATAATACCTTTTACTTTCCCTCCGTTTGTCGCAGTCACTAACATAGCGCCGGCAACCTTAGATAATGATAATTGGACAAGTAGCGCCGTTAAAGAAATAACAACAAACAGCTTCACATATATGTCTGCACAAAATAACGTTACCTCTATACGTTGGGGCGCTATTGGATTTTAGCCAATGGGGAGTAAGCGGCGAAGATGGACAATATCATAATTGGATAATTCCTTATTCTACCTGCTTTTTTGCTAAATCTGAATACCGAAATCCACGTGAAGCAGATTGGAATTTAATCACAGAATATGACCAATTAAAATTCAAAGTATGGTTCACGAATGATACTGTATTTAAGTATCCAAATATCAAATGTAGCGTATTTTCGTTTGGTGTTTCTGCTTAATTACCAATAGCTAAATAGACAACACCATCAAGAGTATAAGCTGCATGACTAGCATCAGCAACAAGAGTAAATCCTGTTGTGCTTTTATTAGTATGATAGAATACCTCATTACCTCCTAATGACGTTTTATGTTCTATAGATGGCCAAACGCCTGAACACTCATTATCAAAAGCAGTAGGAAATGTAATAGGATAAGTTGTTCCATCATACACGTATACGCTTTTCTTGTATCCCCATTGGCTAACATATTCCTAAGCAGACCCAACTTATTCCAGTCATATAATCATCTATTTGTACTTTGAAGGATGTTGACATTTTAGCAATTACAACACACGGATGATCTAGTGAATTATTAAAGTTAGTGTTATTAGATTCACCTACTGGAAGCGCCACATATTTACCATTACAAGGAAGTATCAATAAAACAGAAATAATTCTATTAATATCTTTTCCATCTGCTATATGTCCCCATTGGATGTATTGCAGTTAAGATTTGCCAAGAGCAATATAATAATGTTCAAACTTTGCAAATTCGATTTTGTCTAAGCTAAGACGGACAGCATTATCAAAGTTGCTAGAAGAACGCTCAGTTGCTGATTCTTGTATTGTACCAACTCCTACATATACCTCTGTAAAAGCTATTGGAAATTGTGTTGGCGAAGTATACCACACATCAAGACGACCTCTTTTAACTATTCCCCATTGGTTACGATAAGCCTATAGCGATATAATTATGTCCATAAAATCTAAATGCAATATCAGTTGATGTTAATTTTATTTCATCATCATAATTGTTGGTACTCGCCATGCCTGCCGAACCAAAAACCGAGCCAATCGCCTTAAATGGCGTACTAAATCTAATAGGTAATGTCGCTTTTGATTGATATTCTGATGTATTGTGAGAAGTTTGTCCCCATTGGTTACGCACGACCTATGTTTATCCAAAACCCATTGTTTATAGCTTTGGCAATATGATTGCCAACATAACCGCTGTGTAATTCAAATCCAGTAATGGTAATGTTATTTGCTCGAACACTAGCTTCATATAAGCGTTTAGGCTCATCTTTCATCATAGTTACAGTGCCAAATATTTCTATGTAAGAAATTATATAGGATACGGCCGCTTGACTTTCTTTGAATGTTCCCCATTGGCTATATCCCTACAAATATACAAGTTATTTCCTTATTTACATAATATGGACTCCAATCTCCGCTTAAACCAGCAAAATAACTTGCTTTATTTTTTATTTTAATCCATGGTGCATAGCTAGTAGGACCGTCATTGAAACAAGCAACACCCGCAATGAAATCTGTACTATATGCTATAGGAAAAGGCAACGGGTTATTCTGTGCAGTTTCTTTAGTTTTTACCCATTGGTTATGAACCTACTGTAATCCAATATAGGCCTGTACATCTGTCATCGACACAAGCTTTAAATGATGTAAGTGTTTTATCAATTCTACTAATGGCAGTACTTTTATCTAAATTACCATCGTATGTAGGATTCCCTAAATATTCTGGAACTACCATAGGAATGTATTTAGAACTATATGGTAATGATAAGCTAATAGCAAATTGACGGTATGTAGATAGATTATCTGTTTTATATCCCCATTGGATAGTGAATCCATTAGCAAATTTCACAAACCCATTCTCTTCAAGCCTTTGTGCTACAATACCGCCCATTCCAAGAAGATTTTTTATATCCTTCAATGTAGCAACTGGATTTTCTTGCCAGTTAGTCGCACCAAGGATTTTTGCAATCATAGCCGTAATTGCTGGATGAGACGAAATATCTGTGTTATGAGTGGATAATTGAGTCTTTAAATTTTGAAGTAACCCACCGTGTGCATTTGTATCATCATTATGTTGTTTAACTGCTTCTGTTAACTGCTCATGTGTTACCAACGCGCCCATGTTAACAGTTAGCGATACATTCCCCGTATTACTAAATACCATTCCGATGGTTAATTCTTGAGATACAACTACCGAACCACCTTCTGCCGGCATTCTGTCCGGTTCAGGGTCCGTAAGGTATGCATACAATATTTCGCCTTTATCAGGATCTTGTGCAAATAGTCCAATTTCAGACATTCGGAAAGCTTCATGTATGCCAGTATTAGTTATAAAGGTATCAACGCTTACGATTTTACCTTCTTGTTTAACTACGAAATTAGTAGTCTCCCATTTAGAGGAGATTACATCAGTTAATGCCAATGGATTCGTTGCATTAACACCACTACCGACTTTGATTTTCGTGAATGTTAGTTTAGTCTTTCCTGCATTTACCTTTGCTTGTAAATCAGCACCGACATCAGTCATGGTTGCATTTGACCATTCTGCCATATATTCCTCCTATCTAACGCTATTATCTAGCGCTACATTAATTTTCGTTTTCTTTGATTCAACAGTGTAAGACGTTACATGGGTATTCAAATTAATGCGCCATGCATTCGTAAAATCACACTTGATATTCATCTTTTTAGATACACCGCACCACCCGGCGAAATACTTATTGAAGTTAATTCGTCGAATGAATTCAATACCATCTAACCAGGACCGTACATTCTTGGCCGTATTGATAGCACGCACAAGCTTAGCAATGTCCGATTCACCAGTTAATGGTGCCGTAATAAGTGTGACCTTGAAATAATAAGGCTTACCACCATATTCGAACCATTCTGCAATTTTCGAATCAGAATATACAGTCTGCACAGTCTTTTCGACTGCATATGGTGTACCTTTATGGCGGTGAATATCAATTGAATTCTTCACCAATTCACGCTTAGTTGCTATTGGTAATCCACTATCGTAATCATCTACATGTAATTGATACGCTAAATGATCAATGACACTCTCTGATTCAGTATCAATAGATGACCACAATAGCAGCGTATTCGTATTCATTAATTCGGCTAGCGTATCATCCCACGTTTTAGCAAGGGCTTTAATTGGCTCCCTATCGATTGAGGAGGGAAGATGTTCTGCGCTTGTATACTTACTATCACGTATCATTCTTCCTCGCTTCCTGCAAATACTATGGCGATTGTATTGGCTACTGCCACACCGCTTTGTTCTGCAATCTGAGTAAATACAGGAGCAGTCACTTCAACGCGTTTAATACCAGATACATCCATAAGCATTTGCACCAATCGACTAGGCACTATATCACGGCCTAATTTAGATTTTTGCCAAATTACATAGTCATTGACGGCTTTATCTGCCTTAGCTTTTACCACTGTTGCATCGGCGCCCTTTTCAATATAATACTTAGCATCGATGTTATATTGCGTAGTAGTAGGAGCTAATACAGTTAGCTTATCTGTTAACGGTCTACGTTTCTTATCAGACAAATAATCCGTAATAGTCTTAAGTAATTCTTGCCCTGGAATACCACCGCCAGATAGTAATGGATAGATATTAACTTCCCCAGGATGTGGAGAAGATACACCTACATCGGCCACAAGGTGTGATGCTGATTTCGTGAAATACTCATAGGCACCTTCAGGACCTGCCACAGAGAATGATTCAGGAGCCTCATGAATACGTTCACGATAGGCTTCATCATCTTCTGTATCAGAACCACCTTCAGATAATGTGGTGTTACTCATCGTATCCACATACGCTATAGGGTCAATAATTGTACTTATCTCACCTGGTTTAAACCCATTACCTTGAGCGCCCGTGCGTTGTGCTTCTGCTTTTATGGATCCATTGAGTTGACCTGGTAGAATTACCAAATCTTCAACAGTAGCAAAATATTCGCCACTTTCTGTAGATATTCTTGTACCTTTTGGAATAATGACAGAATTTGTACGCACTGCTGACAATGTAGCTTGGATAGTCGTAGTCGCTTTTGTTGCCTGTAGTCGCTCAACGGCAGCAGGAACCGCTCCAACGTGGTCCAAGTTATTACCTTCTGCATAGGCTAATAGATTTTGTTTAGCTGCATAATTTGCATCATTCAATAATCGGATAATAATTTCCGAGATCACATTTAAAAATAAAGTAACAGGGTCGCCCTCTCCCAAGGTTCGCCCTGTTATTGTTGTGTAAATATCAAATACCTTCTGTTGAACGTGTTCTTTATCGGTGTTAAAAAACTCAACATTAGGTAAATCAGATAATCTCATACAGTCACCATCACTTTCGGAATCAACGCACCATTTTGTGTGGCGGTAAATGATATATCACTAATTTTGGCACGTGGTTCGTACCGTTTAATTTGTTGGAATATGTCATTAGATAGATGCGCTTGTGCTTGATGAATAGGCATATCAATAATGCGACCATCAATACCAAACTCCCTATCTAGTGGCACACTACCACGAACAGTAGAAATAATCGTTTGCACATTCTGCAAAATCTCAGCGACCTCACTTTCAGGTGCTAGCGATATCCTATTGTCCGTAACTGGTTTAATTTCATATGTTGCTGACATGGCTAGAACCTCCTCAATATCGTATTAACTTTATTGAACTTCTGACCATATTGGTTTAGCATGGACTTTTCTTCTACAGTGTTCTTATCTGGGTATTCCTCAAGAGTTAGTGATACTTCAATAGATTGTGTTTTACCATAGGCATCCGTAAATAGACTATCTTCACTCATAGACATGATTACAAAGTAATTTTGACTAACAGGCTTACCACCGATAATAAACGGCAATACAGCTCCTGTATCGCGATAATTTCGTAACTTCTTAACAGTACTATCTGGAGATTGTCCAAGCGATGTAGAAATAAGAATTTTACATGTTATTTGTTCTACGTCAGGCCCACTAAATTGTTTAACCGGCTTTTCTAGAATCAAATTGTGCTTTTCCCATCTAGCACTACCTGAACGCGTTACATCCGATACAGTTAGAACATTGTCTAATGCGGTATAAAATACTATATCCGCTAAATAACCGATATACATATATACCTCCTATACTGGTCCTGATGTTGTAGAACCACCAGACTCCACACCACCATGCACATGATGAACTAAGGAAATACCATTGACCACCACATCGCCACCACTTGAATTGATAGATAGCGTTCCACCAACATTAAGAATCATATCTCCAGGAACAGTGAGCACACGTTTACCATTATCCGCACCATCTGGAGTTGGATCCGCACTACTAAAGAATGTGCCAATAATGAATCCATCAGAAAAACCACGACCGGACCGATTAGGTAACATAATACACAATACCTGGTCATCAATAGCCGGCATCCAATAGTCCTTATCATGTGCTGCACCTCGATTAATGACAGATAGTGGCGCCGTAACAACACCTTCTCTATCAAGGCGCGTAACAACGGCTTTACCTTCTTCAGGAATTGTACTTGAAACATTTCCAATGAATATCATATCTGCTAATGCAGATAATATATCAGTAGCCATTTAAACACCTCCTTACATCAATCGACGTTGAATAATTGGCCCCTAATGTATGCGTTGCTTTCGTAATTAAATAATTACCATCGAATACCCCAAATCCTTCGAGTTTAACCGTAACCGATGCCATAATAAGAGGATTACCATGGAAACTAAAAGACATTGTATCGGCTTCCTTGTTGGCTTCTCTTAGCTTCTTTTTAGCCAATCTCTTTGCCTCCGCTTTGTCTTTTACCTGCTCATTGACCTCTAATACAGCAAGGTACGTATGGCCCTTACGGTCAGGATCTTCAAACGTATCCTCAATCACAGTTTTCTTATCCTTATTGGTGTATTTCACATGACATGCACGATATACCTCACGAGTTTTACTTTTATATGAATAAGATAACGCCCTAGTAATAATCAAAGGCGGTTGTTCACCTTCTTTAGTCTGTACAGGTTGATACTGGCCACCTGGTCTACGAATTATAACTTTAGGCTTCACATTTTCGTATTTGTAATCATCGAATATAATCAACTGTTCAGTGGATACTTTAAGAGAAAACCCCGCATCATTGCATAGTTTCTGCAAGAATGCGAGGTCTGATTCAGCACTTTGAGAGGCATCTTTTAACGGTGGGTCAAAATCAGCATCCCATACTAGCTTTAACTTATTATCTTTTGCCTTTTCGGTAGCAATCGCTTTCAGCGTTGTGGCTTTCCACGATTTGTCTTTCTTTTTCTCCCGTAAGTCAGTACTACCGATAATAGCGACACCTTTGATTTTGACTACATCAGGAAGGCTACTTCCCTCAAATTCATCAATTTCAAATTTGCCGATTGGTAATGTAAATTGTTCATCCCCTAATTTCTCCCATGCTACGGTATTAATAGCGACTTCTAGTAATGATCCTTTCACAGGATACCAATCACCGACCCATAGACGGCCCCTATCCTCTAATGAAATGGCTACATCATCTACAGTCCCTGAAAGGTTATCTGTGAAAGTTACATCAAGAAGGTATTTACTAATATCGTCGGTGATGTCCTTTGACTCCTTACTCCCCCAATGTTGGTACCCAATCGTACACCATGCCCGCCGTGCTAATTTCGTTTGTGGCGTTAAGTCTTTCTTCCATTTTTGGACCTTAGCTAGGCTCTTTTGTAAGCTCATATACTATCGCCTCCATGGTGGTAAGAATTCAGGTAAGGAATCAGCAGGGACATCTGGGCATGTCAACACAACACCAGCGGAAAATATCGCCGTATTACGGTGCTTTTGATTGGCTTCTAATAATAGATTGATGTATCGTTCGTTACCGTACACCTTATAGGCGATTAAATCCCACATATCCCCTTGTATTGTTGTATAGTTAGTCATAACTCAACCTCCGTTGTCCGGCGGTATAGCTACGCATCATTTGTTCAAATTCACGCATTTTAGCGTCTAATGCTGACATAATATCATCTGTTGAAGAACCATTACCCGCGTTAATAACTGGTGCGAAAGTAATTTGTACAGGTGCACCACTATTACTAGATGAGGATGTTACAGGTACGCTAGGTGCTAATGATACAGTAGGTGCTACAGCTGACTGCGCACCACTCACACCTAACATCCGCCCGGCCGTTTGCCATAAATTCATAGCATTTGCACTACCATCAATAGGTACAATTACTTCAGGATATCCAGCTTCACCAATTAACGCAACTTCTGGAGATGTAATAACACCACCATTAGCATACGCATTACCGCCTGCAGCTTGAACACCTACAGTAAATCCACCACTAAATTGTGCCTTAATACTATCCCATGCTCCTGAAATTGCATTAGACACAGCACTAGGAATTTGTTTAATCCAATCTAGTACCGCATTATATGCATCACTTGCCCATTGACCTGCGGCAGCTACGAAACCGGCTCCCGCATCAGCACATGCATTTGGTAAATTCATAATGAAATTAATAACATCGTTAACCAAACTACTAATCCACGATGTGGCCGTAGCATATGCCTCAGAGGCAAACGAAATAACCGCAGCTACAAACTCAGCACCCAACGTGATCATGTACATGGGTAAATTGATTAAGAAGTTATAAATATCATCGACCATGGCACTAAAGGTAGTGACTGCGAAGTTATAACACTCTGTCGCGAATGAGACGACGGCAGATATAACAGCAGTACCAACTTGTACCGCAATCTCTGGCAATCGCATAATAATTCCTATAATAAAGCCTACCGCCATACCAATATATGTTGGTAAGTTTAACCATAGATTTACATAAGCAATGATTACCGCTTTCAACGCATTAAATACGCTAAGCCCTAATGATAAAAACCCATTAATTACAGCCATAATACCTGATATAATGGCGCTCCATGCGGAACTTAAAGCAGAACACACGCTATCCCATATTGAACTCAACCCAAAACATACACTATCCCAAACAGATGTTAATGTAGCACAAATAGTATCCCAGTTAGTTACTAATAGGTATATCACTGCAATAATCGCCATAATAGCAATTACCCAAGGCCCACCTATTAATGCACCCGCTGCTTTAAACGCACCCATTGCCGTTTCTACACCTTTAAATGCCGTGGTAATTGTAGTAATACCTGATGCTAACTTAGTAGCCGTGCCATATAGTAATGCCAATTTCAAGCCATTAGTGACTACGGCGGCAATAGCTTCCTTATTATCCTTCATGAACGTTACAACGGCTTGTAATACCGGTATCAGTGCCGGTAATATTTGCTGAGCAATTGGTATAAATGCCTGTGCCAAACCTAATGCAACTTGCGTAGCTTCTGCTTTCAAGATGTTCATTTGTAACCATATTTCATGGAGTGATTTAGGATCTATACCAACACCTTTAATTTGTGACGCGGCTGCTTGTGCATCTGCGTAATTTTCAAAAACTTTAGTAAGCTCCATGCCTTTAGCACCTAATGTTTCAAGCATGAATTCTTGGCCACGCCCTTGTGCTACTGCATTTTGGTACCCTTTAGCCATTGCATCCAACTGTTGATTCATAGGCAATAATTTACCATTGGCATCGGTCAAGGATACACCAAATTGACTGAGGTATCCTTGCAATGCTTCTGCACTTTTACCGCCACCGGCTAAAGTCTTATCCATTTTAGCGAATGACTTAGCCGCCGCTTCTACATCGACACCACTTAACGTCATAATCTTCTTAAATTGCGATGTTTCAGCAGTTGTCATATGTAGTTTATTGGACAATTGATAGAGTGCTTCACCGGCATTAACTACATTATCTATAATGGCACCAATACCAAACCCACCGGCGGCAACCATAGCAAAACTTGCAAGCTTACCTGTAATGCCACTTACCGCAGCACTAGCACCTTGCGCAGCTGATGCAGCACCTGCTAAAGGACTTGCACCACCCATTTTACTGATTGCATTTTGATGCGCTGTCTGACTTGCGATATTAGACCGCAACTGGGCTTGCCGTTGCAACATCGAATTTAGCTTTTGCTCAGCTGCAATTGCTGCATTCCTGTCACTAGCATTACCAGTCTTTTGCGATATAGCCTGTAGTTTCCTATATTGTGCCTGTTGGTCTTTGATTGCATTAGATAACTTGTTGAGTTCCTGAGACGCTTTTGATACGGAGGAGGATAACCCACCATCGAGTTTACCTTTAATGGCAATCGCCATTTCTAAGACTTTATTGGCCATTATTTTCTCACTTTCATTGCTTTATTCTCGCGCTCGATACCATCACTAATGAGCTGAACATGGACTATGAACTCATCCATGTCTAGCTCTCGAATAAAGTAGTCCATCGGTGTGCTAGTGTATTTACTACATGTAATCGCGCACTCAGTGAAATACCGTTCTAGGTCTGTTATTTTTCGGAATTTAGCAAAAAATTCTGTACCTCTAAGCACACTCTAGTGAAATCGGCAGCCGGAAGGCTATAGATATCATCCACTTTACAACCGCATGCGGCAGCTGCTACATGTGCTTGATATGTCATAGATAATGCAGGAACTGTGATTGTTCTATCTTCATTCTTAGCAGACTTTTCGCATTTAATTAATGTATAACCGCTGATTCCTTCAAATTGTAAGGAATGGCCAGCTTTTACTAATTCAATACCCGTTTGTTCATGTGTTTCGTTCATAGTGTTATGTTTACTCATTAGTGATCGTCCTTTCTACAGACTAAATACCGAGTGCAGCACGAACATCGCCAAGGAAGTCCGTACCATCAGAAATAGAATCTTTATAGGCGTATTTATCGATTTCACGAACTACCTTGCCATCTTGTTCTAGTTTCAAGTATGTAGTTTCGATTGTGTTCGTTGCATCAATAGTATTGCCAGATTCATATGTGCCATTTTCTTTAGATTTAGCACGGCCACGAATAACGGCACGTGTAGGCACGATTACATATTTATCTTTACCACTATCCCAACATTGGATAGCACCACGTACTTCTAAGCGTACGCCACGGCCACCTGTAAGTCGGTGTGTAGTTTCTGTTGGAGTGTTCCATGTAAGTTTAGTTTCCATAGAGGAGTAGTGTCCAATAACTGGCGCTTCTACTTCGCCTGCAATGCCCACACCTTTTACAGTTTGAGTCATTACAGATTCACTAGGTAATTCCACTTTGGCAACACCTAAACAGTTGTCAGAACCTTCTTCATATACACGAAAGTCATTAAGTACTTCCGGTACTTGATTGATAGATGCCATGATTTATTACCCCTTTCTATACTGTTTGAAATAGCGTTTTGAAATAGGACACATCATATTCAGAAATGCTTTCAATTTCTTGCGCTGGAATTGGAGGTGTACGGTATTTGTGGAAACGAATAATACCATTCAACAAATCTGTTGTAGGGTTTTCTGCTTCTTTAAATTCAATGCGACCACCTAATATAAATCCACGAGAAGTAAGACCGTTAAGACGGATTGTTTCACTATCAAGAATTGTCTTGATGTTACGTGGCAAGATAGGCATATCTACTTTTTGCCAATACGTTAAGATGAATGTTTGGTCATCCCAATCATTGAAACGACGTACACAAATAAATGTATCCTTAACATCAGTCGTGCCAGGATATGCACCTGTGTAGTTGCCCCAAGATACCCAACCATTGATATTAACGGCTGTCATAATACCTTGAGAGTTCAATAAGTTAGCTTGGGAATGTGTAAGCATAACTTCCTTACCATTAGCTAAGCACAAGCCTGTGATGTTCATAGACTTATTGGAAGGCGATAACGTAGGAATATCGCTATTGGATGCATCGCATTTACCAATAATACCCATGATGTGTGTAGACATATGGAACATATAATCGCCATTGCGAACCATTGGCCAACATACGACTTCAGATTCACCTGTATAACTATTACCTTTCTTCCATTCGTAAGCATCTGTGTATTTAACAACTTGTGTAGTATTAATATCTACCAACGTAGTCGCACCAAATAAGTTATTAATAACACGAGATTTTGCTTTCATTACGGAAGCCACTGTAGGATTTTGAGAGAATCCAGGTGCAGCAATTAGACCAGGTACAATGCCAAAATGATGATAGATTGTATCAATTAATTCAAAACCTGTTGCTTTTTCGTTACTATCCACACCGCCGATTACGTTTTTATAATCAAAGTTTTCTACATCAAGTTCATCGTATGTGAGGTTCAATGTAGTTGCGGAATCGAATTTGCCACCTTTTATAACAGAGATGATCAATTGATTCTTGTCATCAAATGCAGCCGTATAGTCTGTGTTGGCCACACCTGTTTGACCGCCACTAGATACTTGTAAGGTATTAAGCAATACTGCAGCTTTTACGATGCATTTCTTTTCTGTCAATGTAGCAGTTGTTGTAGTGGATTTCTTATGTTTAGCAGGATCCAATACGTTAACAAATACGATTGGAGCTACGCCATACAATTTGAATTGTGCGTACATTGCTTCACATAATGTGAAATGTGTCCAATCTTCAGAATAGCCAAGTTGTTGGACAGCTTCTTCCCAGCTATAGCAGATGATTGGCTTATTAACTGCTGCGCTAGGGTCTTCTGTAAGGTGTACTGGTGCCGTACCGAACACAATTGGAAGGCCAGCAGTAGTTTGGACAGGAGCAATTACAGAGGTAGCTTGCTCACTTGTTTTGACGCCATGATAAAAGGCCATTTACTTCACTCCTTTATAATTCTTCAATGCGTTTACATAGAATACATTTAATTGTGTACCTTGTGTTCTCACATCAATCATTGCTTGATTGAGTTCATCCAAAGGCACGAATAAATGCATAAAAATAGGGTCTTCCGCTTCCGGCAGTGGTGCGCCATCGCTAAATACCATGAATTGGTTTAGCCGGCTACTGCGGAACGAAGGCCCAACATATACAACAGGGTTCATCGTTGTCTCCTATTCAATTACTTTGTTATCGGTAAATATCTTATTTAGATTCCTACGAATAACAGGAATATACACTTCAAATTCAAGATATCCAACCCATTGAGGGTATGGTTGATCATCAGGAATTGTTGTATTAACGGTATTCTCCTTAATTTCATATTTAAGTGCTACCGGGTTATCAGATAACAACCGCTCACGCACTACCTCTAATAGGTGATATAGTCCGACATGGCCTTTAGTTAAGGCTTCATCATAAGTAGTTACCAATACAGTAATACCTACCGTCGAACTATCCGCATCACTAACAGAGTACGGATGCACTACTACGGCCGGGCACAACTTACGCTTATCTTCATTCTTATCCACTCTTGGTAAAAACCCGCTCCATACTCGAATAGGGCTCGTGGTAACATCACTTGTTTCATTTAGCTTGCGCAACTCATTCATGAGATAGGCAGCAATGCCGTCTGATACGTCTAATGGTGTCATTAGTTACCTCCTAACGCGCGCTCTAATTCGTGATATAAGCGCTTTTCATACATTTCCATGCCTTCCTTTTGCATGGCATTCATAACATTTTCATTACCAAACATTTGCGGTAAGGCTGGCCCATATATTCCCTTTAATGGGTATCGGTCCTTGCCTTGGCGTTTCATAAAGATACCTGATGCACTAACAAAGCCATTTGGTACCTTTGTTTCTGTGCCTTTTTTAATCGATACAAACACACCTTTTCGCTTAAGTGATTTAATTTTGAAGTACTTTTGAGCGCTAGTAAAACCGCCTTTGATACGCATTTCTGTGCCATCATTCAATTTATTGATAGATACACCGGACTTTACAACCGATACACCTTTGATAGCATAGATATTTCGTAGTGCTTGCGTACCTGCTTTTCTTGCGGTTGTTGCAGCACGCTTCGAAGCGGCTTGGCAGACACGTCGAACTCTATCTTCTTTTAATGTTTCCAGTGCTTTTTCAATCGTTTTCACTGCACCTTTATCAAGTTCTAGCTCAACCATCCGTCAACACCGCCTCTAGCTTCTGCTCTGAGTTCGATAGACACAAGTCCATCTTCTTCCGTTGCACTTTGAACGATGTACACATCACCATCTAATCGGAATACGTTCCCCTGTGATGGAATTTCAGGGATGTCCTTTAATTTGCAATGCACAAATACGGACACCCCATGCAATCCGTCATTTGATACGTGAGAGCCATTCGACAAGAATGACTCCCTCGCCGTTGGCGATTGAATAACCGCTTTAGCTACTGTGCCATTTAGATTATGCCCTTCGGCGAACTCGTCTTCATTTAGGAATACATCGTCAATATCGCTTTCTAGGTAATCTCTAAATCGCATTATTTTTTCACCGTAACTTCCGCATCAACTTCAGGTAATTCCATTTCTTCTTCCGGTTCATCTGGAACGACTTCCAATGGTTCCGGTACTTCAACAGGATCATCTTCAGCAGATTCAAACTTATCAGATTCAAGTAAAGACAACGCAATCGCTTTCTTTTTGATATCGACTACTTCGCCTTTACCATACATCTCGCCTTCATGTGCTAAATAACCCTTTAATACTCTGATTTTCATAAGTAGGTTACCCCCTATTTAGTCTTAATAGTCGCCCAATCGTCGATAGTTTCCGGAATCAATACACAACGAGAGTATACAGTCAACGTTAATTCTTGTGTGCCCTTATTACCATAGTAATTAGGCACATAAATACCTGCATATGTTGTGAATTGGTTGTCATCGTTAAGCAATGTTACTGCTGCATGTTGCTGACGGCCACGACCAGGAATACCTAATACTGCTGCATCATCACCAATAAATGGTTTTACTTTACCTTCGTCATCTCGGTATGTTTCAATGTATGCGTACACATCGATATTCAAGGACATAATACGGCCAACATATCGAACTTGTGGAGACAAATATTCAGGTGCAAAGCTAAACATAGATATATTTTCGCGGTTTGGAATAGCTAACCACTTATTGATAGACGCATTATCAAGAATGTATTTTTCAACATTTTTACCAACGACCAACACAGTTGGTACGATACCTGCATTTTCTTGAATTTTTTCGGATGCTAATTTCAAGTCGTTATAAATATCAGCACCAGCTTGGTCCCATGCAGTAGTTGGTGTGATATCCTGTTCGAATTCGAAATCAATTTCATCAGTTAAAACAGTTTTACCATCATCTGCATAACCTTCGATTTTGCATTTACCAGTTGTAAGTAATTCTGCTGCCATTTTATTTTTACGATTAACGATTGTACCTTGCAAATAAGATAAGTCGTCAGCTTGCATTCGTGTTGCACGTTGCGCAGGTGTTATTGTAGATACAATGTTTTCACCAAAAGACCGTTGATTGAGTTGGTCAGGACTAATTACCGTTTGAGGTCCCATCATAGGTGCCTCATATAAAGCAATTTTAGAGCCAGCGCGTTTAACATTAACACCAGATGCGCCACGAGTTACAAAAGGCGCTAACGTACGACCACGCTTACGTGTTTCTACAGGAATGATAGTAGAAATTGCAGTTTCTGGAACTTGAGGGAAGAAAGTATCAAGCAAGAAACTTGCTGGAGCTTTCATTCGTTCCACAGCTTGCATTAAGGAAAATGTATCTTTAAAATCAATTGCCATATGTAGTTCCCCCTATTTAATGCTAGTTAAGAATAAGTGAGCGTCTTTGAAGTCCGCTTCATGATCATTAATTTTGTAAGTTTGGTCAACTACCAATACTTCACGATTAAAGCGACCAGAAATGTATACAGTCAATACATTATGGTCAGTAGTTGCAGTAGTATCAGACACTACAATACCTGCAGGCTTACCACTTGCGATTTTTTGGAATGTACCAGCGTTGTTTTCAAGAACTTGGCCACGTTTATAATCGCCCACCGCTACTTTTACATTTTGAGTTAATACCGGTACACCGCCACCACCTAATAGGTAATCAGCTGCGACACCATTTACTTGTTCGAAATATGCCATTATTTACCGCCTTTCTTAGCATTCGCAAATGCTACGACTTCATCAATTGCACTAGCTTTTGCTACTGCATCGTTGGTTTCTGGTGTAGATGCACCTTGAGGTGCTACTTTATCTGCACCGGATTCCATTTGATCAATAACTAATTGTCGAATTTGGTCGACTACTTTGTTATCAGTTGCAGGGATATCAGATACGGCAGAGATGAAAGGTGTTACTTCATCTACAGTCTTACCTTCTGTAACAGCCACATCAACTAAACGATTGACGACTTCATTGTCACCTTTTAACGCATTTAATGCTTCAACGCGTTCGCGTTCTGCTGTTACTGCTGCGTTTTCTGCAGGTTCATTTGTAGAAATACCTAGCAAACTTTTTAAGCTTGCCATGAATTGGTTTTCAGTCATAGGTTTCTCCTTACTTGTTAAAAATTGTTTGATTTTGGCTTCATTCTTGGCCGAGTATTTGCAAGATACTTTGTTAACTATAACCATTCCGTTATTTATAACAGCCTTATCAGTAATCGCCGTATCTACTTCATCAATTAGGCCATAGGACTTCGCCTCGTCCGCCGTGAGCCACGTTTCATCATCCATAAGTGTATTTACCTGTTCAGGTGTCAAAACGTCGCTACGGCTCAAATAAACGTTTGCAATTGTTTGTTTAACACTCGTCAAATAGTTAGCCATTTTAGTTAAGCCGTCCGCATCAAAGCTATCGCCTAGATATACGGATGGATTGTGAATCATATACAAGGCATTGCTTGGCATGATTACTTTATCGGCAGCGCACGCAATAATCGTAGCTGCGCTTGCGCACAATCCATCAATGTGTGCTGTTACGTTACCTGTATAAGTCTTAATCATGTTATGGATAGCTTGCGCTGCGAACACGTCACCACCGCCAGAGTTGATGCGCATTGTTAGGTCATTGCCATTACAACTAGCCAAGTCACTTGCAAATTCACGTGGTGTAATTTCATCACCCCACCAAGAGGTATCAGAAATATCACCATACAAAATCAATTCAGATTGACCGGTACCATCTTGATTTACAAAATTCTTAACAGACCAAAATTTATTCATCCTCTTCACCTCCTTTCGCTTCAGATTTAGAGCCAACGGAAGGATTAACCACATCAGCTAGCCCCATGCCATATTTCTCCATGAGTTGCTTTTCAAAAGCAAGTTGAGCAATGTTCTCTTCAAGGTCTGTCCCTGTCATTTCGGCCGCTTCACGTTCACGAGTGGAAACACCATTCTGAACGCGAAGTGTACTACCATTCATATCCTTAACAGGGTCAAGGATTGACATAGTAGGTCCAAACCAATCAGCATTGCACCATGCTTTACGAATTAATGGATCATCAAAGAAACCAGGCGCCTCAATTCGGCCATTCGCTACAGCCTCCATTAGCCATACCTCATAGATTGGTTGACAGAAGTCACGAGCGAACCACTTGCGCCGTAGTTTATATTCTTCCCAAGCTTGTAACATTGCCGCACGGCTTGCAGAATACGAGGAGTTAAAGTTCTTCATCAATACTTCGTAAGGCTGATTAAGTGCAGCACCTACTTGTTTGATGAGTTGCGTACTAAATACTTCAAAAGTAGATTGAGCATTGGAAGCATCCACGCTCTTAACATCCACGCCTTTCGGTAAGGCGTTCAATGTACCAGGTCCTAAATTGTATTCTGATACATCGACTACTGGTTCCGTCGGATCATCAACACCATTGTCGGCCAACATATCATTTAACGAACCTGAATTTGTAACTGCTTCCGTAAAAAATAGTGCAAAGTACGATTTAATAATGGCAGAGGTGAGCTCTGCATTTGTGTATCGATACACTTGCTTTAATGTTTCAATGACCGGAGCTAAATAAGGCACTCCTCGGTACTGCTCCGGTCTAGTATCATTACTAATTTGAAGCACATTTGGGATACTTGTGCGCTTGCCATATGCTTCGACCCTTGCCCATGTTGTTAACATACTTGTAATTGGTTCTCCTGGCACTTGATTGGATACCCAGTAGGCTACAATAGCACCGTCAGTATCGATTTCTACACCATTCAATATGCGATTTCCATTATCTGGGTTAAGTGCCTCAACACCAGTTGGGTCACCTGTAACATATGTGGAATTGGTAAGAGGATTACTTATACGATTACCTTCAATTAATTGAAGTCGCAATGTATACGGCATATCTGGTGTTGTCGGCTTACGTCTGAATACGGCGAAGCTATCACCATCAGTAAGATATCCTTGATATGCGATACTTTGCATATCATACAAATTGTTCTTGCGATAAATATCACAGTCTTTTGATTCGGCCCATAAATCAAACTCGGCGCGAACCTTACGAGCCCATGCCCTAGCCTCTTCTGCACTGATTCCCAAGATTTGGAACTTAGGCTTAGGGAATACATTGAGGCCTGCTCCAACTGTATGAGTGGTGCTCGTATTGATTGCAGCCGTGCCGACCGGTGTATTGATAGCTAAATCTGCGGATCTATCACGTAAAGTTGATAGATTTGCACCAATATCAGCCTTATAACCCAGTTTTCTAGGGTTATATCCCTTTAATGATTTGTTATCACGAGAGGCACCGCCCTCACTATATCCGCTATTTTTAGCCCTCGGATTGCTTATTTTAGCGCTAAATTTCTTGTTTTTTCTCGCCATTTTGCTCTCCTAATCCCTAAAAACTACCCGTTTTGACCGATTTCCACGCCCATTATCAGTGTCCATACCTGGTAATTTGGCGCCCCTTGCTACCAAGTCATCAATCATTTTTCTTACTTCGGCTAAATTTGCCCTTGTAAGAGTCCGATTTCCGATGGTATAGCTTTGGCCAGTCAAAATTGCTTCCTCGGCTTTGACATACCACTCTAACCGTACGTCAATGAGCCTTGGCTTACTTGAATAACTAGTTGCCATACATCCTCCTAAATATCTGCTACTTTACTAGCTCTACGAACGCGTTTCCGCACTGGTTTCTTTCGTGGAGTAGTTACTGTTGTAGTGGAATAGCCTCCACCTTTGACTACTTCCGCCAATCTATCCCAATCAGGATGAATTGAATTCATACAGGCTAGGTTATATACACGTAAGTCTAATGGTTCATTACGAACCCCTGCTGTAGGTTCCCATATTTCATGGATAACGCCCTTACGTTTTACTTTCTTTTTGTGTTCTGAAATGATTCCTTTGAAATACAACTCGTCATACCCTCTAGTTTCTAGGAATTCTTCATCCAAAGGGAAATGAAAGTACTTAGCTCCAGGTTCATCGATGGCCAATCGGTTCATTACCTGTTGTTTCCCATCGTCAACACCTAGCATTACAAGTGGAATCTTGCTCCCCGAAGCTTTACCAATCTTATAATTTAACGGTATACCAGGTGTTCCGGCCGTACCTTTGATGGCAAATCGTTGCTTACTGAAGTTCTTTTCACAGTATTCATATACTTTTGACGTGTAGTGACCGCCGGAGTCAATGAAAGCACGTGCCACTTTAAGACCTGTGCCGTTCTTAAATCGGTATACTTTATCAAGTACCGCATCAAGTGCATCCCATGTTGCTTTATTGTCAGGTTCCCCAAGGATAATGCCCTTACATATTCCCCAACATTCTTCGCCGTACCCCCAACCGGTGATTTCATACTCTAACCGATTGTCTTGTGTATCGACGGCACCTGTTAGCAGTAATACACCATCAGGAATGTCTGCACCGTACTTTTCACGGCGCCTAATGAATTGCTGATAGTCTTCAAAGGCACCTTGTTGTGCATATGATTCACCGAAACGCGTATTCATTACTACCTTTTCACGTGTAGGGTCGCCTTTAGCCTCTAGCCATTCCCTCATGATGTCATTCCAGGTTAGCCAAGGAGATGTGAATCCATTTACAAAAAAACTGCGTATGCCATTATGCAACGCAGCCGGGTTTTTCGATATGTACTTTTGAGGAACTTTCCGCATTTCGTCTTCAGAAAATGTAGATCCGCAATCTGGACACCGCCATTTCACATCACTAACTACTACAATCTTCCGACCTTTAGCATCCTTATGCTCCTCAGTCTCACATTCTATCTCAGTATGTCGTATCAAATGGTACTCACCACAATTAGGACATTCATGTTGCCATTCTTCTTGTGTTCCGGTTTGATACTCTACATCGATTCGTGAGCTACCTTCATTAGTTGGCGTAGAAAATAACCCCATGACCCTGTTCCAGAACGTTGTCATACGTTTTGCAGCAAGGTCTACTGGGTCACCTTCTGTGCCAGCGCTATCTGGGAAGCGGTCAACTTCGTCAGCAAGTAGAACACGCACAGGACGTGATGCCAATCCAGCTGGACTGTTCGCACCACACATGATAAGACGTCCACCAGGGAAGAGCTTAGATAAAATCGTATTCTTTCCATCTCGTGTCTTGGCCCCGTCTTCTGATTTTGTTTCATAGAATACTTGTGAAAGTACTTTTGTATCACGGATCATCGGAGAGATACGAGACTTTGAATAATCTTGAGCCAATTCTATAGTCGGCTGAATCATCATGACTGCACATGGGTCAAGATGAGCGTATCGCCCTAGTACATTATTCATGATATCTGATTTTCCAACTTGACTGGCGCTCTTAACCACTACCCTATTGATACCAGGTTGCGTAAAAGCATCCATAATATCTTTTTGATATGGCGCTCTACTCGTTTTCCATCGCCCTGGTTCAGCAGAAAGGCCTTGTGATAGCATGCGATAATCGTCGGCCCATTGGCTAACACTCGTTTTTGGCAGTGGTTTTAGACCCATTTTAGAAACATATTGCCATAATTCTTTTGCCGTTTTCATGCTATCACCTCCTTTTTTGCATTAAAAAAGCGCCTAATTTGGCGCATTATCATCATCTAATTCATCACTATCCATGAATAATGACGGCGTATATTCACTTAATTCGGATAATTTATCTTCAATCTCTTGCGTTAACAGGTTATATGCTTCCTCTTTTGTCACACTCTGTAATTGTGGCGCCAATTTAGTTGGCAACCCTAATAATTGTGTGCGCAAATTGACAAGCATTTCTGTCAGTACCTGTTCTACCGTATCCGCTGAGTACACTTCGCCGTTCATTTTGGCTAGTTTCAACTCAGCAATCTTGCGTTTCGCACGTTCATTCTTGGCCTTTTCAACCTCGAATACCGCATCATCGGAACTGCTTACCTCTTCAGCAGAAGATTGGCCCTTATATTTGACATAATTGATAACGGATTTGATAACCAAAATCTGATTTTTTTCATCCGTTGCTAAAACCCCTTCTTGGAGCAGTTGCGAAACACGTTGACGCGAGAGTCCAAGTGCTTTTGCCAGATTCGACTGAGAGGCTGTGGCAGTTTTTAAATCATCTGTAATTTTCACTTATCAATCAGCCTCCTTTCATTACCTGTATCACTAGCAAGGTCATAAAAAAATTAAAATCTAGGCAATTTTTGGGGTCTCGGCCACCGCAAGGCATCAGTCTTGGCCAGAAGGACCCATAAAAAATATCCAAATTTAAAATAATACATTCAATATTTAAAATTTATTTTTATTTTTACGATGAGACAGGCGGCGCTCATCTTCATGACGGTGCCGTGCCTCATCCCTATCCACATGTCTCATCATATGGTGTGCATGCGAACATGAACGGCAATAACCATTAGCTTTTATTACTATTTTGTTAGCACCACACATTCCATGATGATTATCTAAGCATGCAGTCTTATGACATATCACATTAGTCATACCGTTCACATCCTTTCATTGCCTACTCAATACACACAACTCACAAGGTATAAGTGTATCTTAAGGTTGTGTAGTTATACATTCAAAGAGGTCAAACATGAATCATTGATTGGTGAGTTGTGTGTATTCAATAGGCACCAGGGGGTGGGGGTATATCATATGTACAAAACAAAAGGCCCGTATAACTGAATGGTTACACGAGCCTAATATTTTGTTTTGAGTGATTTGGTGAATGATTGCTCAGTGGCAATTTTCACACATATATAATATCACATATCTAAATACCAGTTTGGTACTATTTGGGTTAGTTTGGTACTATTTGGGTCAGTTCTTGACCTAATTCAATTAATGCTTCCTTTTTATATGACTGTACCTGTGTTTTACTATACCCTATAAATGATACCACACCTTTAAATGACATACCATTAACATATTCTTGCATCAATGCTATCTTTCCCTCAACACATCGTAAGCACTCAATATGTTTTCTTGCATCTTCACGTAACTGAATCAATGCATTTGTTTTCTCAAGGCATTTAGATTCGCTTTCTAACATCTTAGCTATACTAGCTTCTAACCCTTCTTTAATACCACCACCTGATACACGATCTTTACTATAATCTATTGCACTTAGCGAAGTGATATCACTCCTTAATCTTTGTAATTCCCGTTTGGCTGATTGTATTTCTAAGGTGCATGATTTTATTGGCTTTAAATATTCAATAGCATTTCTTATATATTTCTTTTCTTGTTCTTTATCCATGTATCCGCATCACCTCCCGTTATAAATTTATCATCCTTTTATATGTCATATCCCATTGCTTTGCGATTTATTACATATATTGTTTCCGCATCAGTATGTTCTCTTTTAGCTATAATTTTTAAACAAGTTTCTTTGTTAGGCATGTTTCCTGCATGTGTATTGACATGACATTGACTGCATAATTGAATTAGATTTTCTCTGATATCTCCACCACCACTACCACGAGAAAATACATGATGTGGTTCTATATTACATAGTCTGCCACAGTATTCACAATGGTTTGTTCTAATTGTTTTAATCATTTTTTTATCAATGATTCTCTTATGTTTAATCACCATTATTTATTACCAGTGCTTCCAAAACCGCCTGTACGTTTCTTTGTAGTTCTATCCTTAGCCGTAATACGATATGGCATAATAATTAATTGCGCCAATCTTTCGTTCTTATTATATTCAAACGGCGTATCACCTAGGTTTCTAATAGGTATCATAATATGACCTTCGTTATCATCATTGTTATAGTAATCTGCATCAATAATACCTGTTCCATTCGCTAGCATGACATCATTATTAATACCCACACTTGATCTTAAATGCAGTTGAATATGTTCATCATAGTTCAATCTGCATTTGATGCCAGTAGGAATGAGTTTTGTTTGATGTGGTAATACGACGCCAGTCTCATAAGGTTTAACGTCATATCCTGCTGCATATTCTGTTTTTCGTTCAGGTAAATCAGCATCTTCATATCCTGTTACACGTTCAAATTGATTTTCGTTCATTTATTTAATCCCCTTTTTTACATAACTTTCTTTTACTAATAGTTCACTATCGATTCACCCATTTCATACAGCCAATTTTCATAAAGTATTCAAGCTTATTCTGATTAAGCTGTATAGCTTCCTTTCTTGCTTTAGCTCGCTTTTTAAAATCAACTTGTTCAATAATGGCTCCATCTTTTCTCACCTTATATGTAATTAATATCAAACCGTTATTACCTATTGCATCTAATACCTCAGTCTTATTTAACGCGTATACTTCAATAGGCATTGCATAGTAGAGATATTTAACATTGCAGTTATCATGCTGATGATCTTTGTGAAAATCACGTCTGAAATCTTCAATACTTGTTTTGATTTCGACTTCAGTTACATACCTTGTTTTCAAATCAAAGTAGATGAAGTCTGCTTCATACTCGGTGTTACGTGGTCGCCACATAAGAACATTGGGAATACATACCTTTCGCAGGAATAACTTTTTTCCAAGAAGTTGCTGAATTTTGCGTTCAGTTAGTGAGTTCATATAACATCATCTTTCAAGCATTGATTACACGCTTTTTGATACACATCAACATATGTTTCTTTCTTATCTCCACTATATGTAACTTCGATATACTCTTTGATATGTACACCGCTTACCAACGCTTTCCAATTTTGTAATGTTTTAGAAAACCAAACTACGTACATATCCATAAGTGCTAATTCATTAGCGTTATAACCAAATTTATTAAATAATACTGTTCTTGCTGCATTAATTGCTTTTTCTTGTAATTTGTACATATTTACCTCTCTATATATTGCTCGCATCGCTTTAATATATCTTTCACCAATTCTAACGGAATATGTGATCTAGCATTATATCGATTGATACCTTTAACATTCATACTTTCAAACTTGATTGTGTTTTTGATGTTATCTTTTAATAATTTCAAATCGATGTTGCTACCAAACTTTGTAGGTTTCTTAATCGGATAATCATAGTTGTTGTAATAAGTTAGGTTTTCATATGGAATATCGAACCCTATTACACTTGCTATGTATTCCCATATCCGCCCATATGCTGGGTTTTCAATCACGAATACTTTGGGTTGATAACGCTCAATGATTTTCAACGTGTTATAGATACACATTTCACCATTGATACGTGTTAGGAATGACTTATCATATTTGAATTGATAATTTTCATAATCAATGTGATTTCTGATTGTGAATTTACTTCCTTGCTCGTACTCACCAAATAGATTGATAGTCATATCCTTTTCTTGTTTCCAGCAAGCGTTACCACCTTTCATAGCACTTGCCACGCTCCAGCTTTCACATGGTGGACTAGCTAGAATAACATCAGGTCTATCTAGCTTGTCCAACTGTTCCCATAGTGCGTTGGGTTTATGTAGCGTATTAATCGCAAGGTCTTGGTTGATACACGCATCACCAATTCCTATTGATGTGATCGTGTGTTGCCCCCCCCACATATTCACGTTATATTCATCTACCGCTTGACGATAGCATCCGTTGGCATCATCAAATAACCCCCATATATGCATAGGCTATTTACTTTCTTTCAATCTGAAACTTTCCGTAATAGGAACACCAGCCTCTGTTGGAATGTAAATGATTTGGTCTTTGCTATCTTTCAACGTATCAACCCATAACCAATGAATGTATGCCTCATTACCTTTCAATGACTGACCGATAATTTGATTAGCTTTTGCAGTACCCTCTGCACGTTTCACTTCTGCTTGTGCTAGGCTTTCAGCACTATCTAATTTTGCCTTAGCCTCTAATACTGCAACTTGTCTGTTCTGTTCCGCTCTAGCAAGTTCAGCCTCACCAGCCTTTTGTTGTTGCCATACCATATACATCGGAACACCAAACGCAAAACTCCAAACTACCGCACCAATCATAACTACTACCAATAAAGCTGATACAATCTTATTCATGTTTGTTTCTCCTTTTATTTCCGTTATTTTATTTTAGGACATTCACCTATTTGTTTAATAAGTTGATATTCATTTTACTCCCACAACATGCATCTAGTATTTTCATTTATAATTTCCCTCTGAATCGATATAATCACCAATACGATATTGCTCTGTTTCCATAACTACAAATGCACGATTTTCGTATCCGTGCTCTTTTTCCCATGCTTGGAACACCTTTGATAGTGCATTGCTTAATTTATCAATATGCTCTTTTTTCACACTTCTCATGTAATCATCAGAATACTCTATGATTTCATAGTCCATCCAATCATCAGCAACTTTCCAAATCACTTGTTCGCCGTCTATTTCTGGTACATATTTATAAGGATGTCCAATTTCTACGTAATCATCAAGTACATCTTGTTCTAAATATTCAACATTATTCTTCTCATCCCAACAATAATGACCATAGTAATTTAAAAAGTCATCAATGGCTTCTTCAATACTTCCTTGTGGATCACCCGCATCACCATCAAAGCACCAGCAATATTGATTTTTATCCTGTTCTAGCATTTTTAATAACCTCGTTTCTTCAGATATTGCCATACAGTACTAGTAGATTTATTAACTACTACTGCAATAGCACTTAATTTCAACCCTTGTTGTCTTAATTCAACGGCCTTATCTACCCATTTTTCAGGTACCTTATTGGCCATTCTTAATTTTTGACCACATGATTTACTACAGGTTTTTGTTGTATTACGTAATCTATATTCTGTTTTATATTTCTTTCCACAGATTTGACATACCTTTTCCACTATCTGCCCTGTATGCTCATCTACCGCATCATATTTATGTTCTTTTACTCTCTTGTTTTTATTCTGCTTATTATCTTCCAAATTATATTTCCATATAGGTAAGTGTTGTAAAAAATATGGTACGTTGTTCATCTTCTATTTACTTCCTTTATCTATCACATCTACTAATTGATAATATGCACATCACAGTTACACCTATACATGTTCCAAAGAAACACCCTAATAAGAATATCCAAATCATGAACAGCTCCTCTTATTCTTCGTAGTCATCTTCTACATCGTCCTTTAAGCTAAAATCAAATTTTGCTTGTGCCCTTTCTCCTCTAATATACCCACGTATCCTTGCCTCTAGTTCTCTCAAGATACCGATATCTTTCGTATCCATCACATCAAATAAAGTATTAACTCTTATCGCACCTGTTTTAAAACCTATTCCTGCTTCTGGCGCCATTAAAGAACCACAAAATACTAACGACTCTAATTCATCCGTTTCTCTTGCATATCTTAGTTGTATTTTAGAAACATTAAGCATGCATTGTGTATCTAATTGACAGAGCTTTCCAAGATACTCTAATACTCTAGCTTCCATTCTTTTCCACGCATCATACAATTCAGGACTTTTCTCATCCTCTGACTTTATACGTAGATCTGCTATAGCACCTGTACTCAAAATATCTTCATATATAATATCCATTCCTACGCCATATTTTGCAAAACTCTTAATTTTCATTATTTTCCCTCCAATATAGCTATGCTTTCAGCAGTCCAATCATTTATATGTTCATCAGCTTCTTTATAGTAAATTGTGTCCGCATCAATTCGTTTGTTTTGACCTTCGATATACACCACTATAATCGGTGTCCCCCATTTACTAGTGGTATACGCCTCTTCATGAATAACTTCACCATGGTCATATATAATACCAGCCGTATTATCCCAATCTTCTTCAATTCCCGCATATACAACACAATTATGGCCTATTTTAACAATGTATCTTGCTACTTTTTCCCAATCCAAATTTCTTGGTTTATTCCCCGCTAAAAATGCTGCAGTACATCGATTAACACATTCGTATCTATCCATGTTGCCTCCTAATCAAATATATTTCCTTTAATTTTTAGTTCTTCTGCTTCATTCACTATGAATCCTAAATCCCAATAACACTTCTGTTCGCTCGTAATGACTGAGACACACCATTTCATATCTTGTTCGTTGTAAAATACCTTGGCTATAAATCGTCTGCTACAGTGTGGCATTTTATATTCAATGATGTCGTTTTCATAAATCAAATCATCCGCATCATCTACACCATCTGTAGCCCTACAAATCGTATACTCCTTTATACTGATTGGTGTCTCATTTTCCTGATATATTTTACATTTCCCATCGTGTCTAATTGCTACACCATATACCCAATAATTAACCGATTTTGCTTTAACATGTGTAATTCCCATGTTATTATCACCTACCTTGCCCTTATCACCCATAGTTGGGCTAATAGTGTTATGATTTCTTTCTTATGTGGTATATCTTTCGTTTCTAATTCTGTTACTATATCCGCTATATACGCTTTTGGTATTACCGACATATTTGCATACCGCATCATCTTATCTGCTCTTGATTCCATATCATGCGCTCTCGTACTTATATGTTCCTTTTACAATACGATAAGTTGAACCATATGAAATTTTGTATCTTTTAGCCATCTCCCTAAGTGTATAGTTTCCTGTTTTATAATCTTCACATATCTTATTTCCTATACTTTGACTTAATTTATTGTGTTTTAAGTCTTGCATATCTTCTTGTAAAATCGTTTTACAAGAACGTATGCCCATACATTTTAAGGCTCTAGTAATTGTCACATTACCATATACACAAGCCCATAATGCCAACCAATTTAATCTCACGCCTGTAGGATCATTCATAGTTATATTTCACCTAACCTTTCTTCTGTCTTTTTCTGTCTTTTTCTGTCTTTCTTCTGTCTTCATAGAGTTTACATCCACTGCAATACTTGGCTATAACATACGGTCTTTTAACTGCTATCCCCATTTGATTTGGACATGGTAGCATAAGCTTATGTTCATTAACGCATGTATTTTTAACAAATAATCCTCCAAATTCAGTTAATTGAATGGCGTGCTTACATGTTTTTGCTTTTTTGTATTCATTTCGTCTTGCCACTACCGCATCAACCTTTCTGCTTTTCTCTTCGCATTACATCGTACATTTGTTTTATGTTTTATTTCTTTATCTGGCAGTGTCTCTGCGCTGCCTTTAAAAGGGAATTTGTTCATCATCACCAAATGTTTCGAAATTACTTGGCTCATCATCTTTATTCGATAAGCTATCACCAATGAAATCTGCTACTACTTCAGTAACATATCTTTTTTCACCCTCTTTAGTCTCATAGGATCGTGTTTGTAGTCTTCCATTTACAATACATCTATTTCCTTTGATTAGCTTACCTGCTTGTTCGCCTAGCTTATTCCACGCTACACAATTAACAAAGGCCGTTTGTTCTTTTACTTCACCTGTACTCTTATCTACATATTCATTACTAGCAGCAATAGTAAATCTTGCTACAGGTGTTCCTTTTTTTGTAAAAGTTAACTCTGGGTCACGCACTAAATTTCCCATTAATTGCACATTATTCATAATTTCCTCCTAATCTATCCGTTTATTCCAATATTTTTCACAAGCTAAATACTTTGTCGCTTCTTCGAAACATACAATAGCCGAACACTTATCACATACCACCATATGATGCTTTTCTGTAACTTTAATACCTGTTACCACTCTGATTGATTTATTCCCGCAGAATGGACATGGTCTCAGTCGATTTTCTCTTCGCATATATTTCACTCCATTTCGTAAGACGTATTAATCTATATGTTCTAAATGGATATCCATAATTATTGATACCTTCATATACGCTATCTTTATCCAAATAATAGCCTTGTGGAACTTTAATTTCTTTTCTCCACTCCGTAGCTTTAATAGTTTTACTTTCTACCTTTGGTTTATCTAAATTTGTACTTGAAACCCATTTTTTGGATGCATGTGTTGGACTGCCTTGTATATCCATTTTTCGTTCTTTTATAAAATACTTAGCTAATCCAATTGCATCTTCAGCTTCTCCTCGGTACAGCTCTAATTTTGTATATCCATATTCCCATAACTGTTTTAGAATTTTAGTATTTAATCGAATACCTTGATTAAGTAGCATATGAAAGTGTATTTTGCCTTGCCGTTCCATAATATAAATATATTTACAAAGCTCATTTTCTTTCTTAAATCTTGCTCTCAATCTTCTAATAAATTTAGTCATCCTATTTTTTGCTTCAGTTTCATCAGGATCATCTCGAAATGTCAGTGTAAGATAATAATCATCTTCTACAAAATTCATATCTATTAATAACCTCAACCTCTTTTCAGCAATACGTATATTATTTTTACGAATCATTTCAGGTGTTACATGTTGTTTTTCACTTCTAGACTTCTTTCCTATTTTCCCTAGATATGAATTACCCGTAATTGAATCTGTAACCTCTCTAATATTCTTCGATTCTATTACTGTTCTCCTACGCATTTATTTACCCCTTATGTCGAGTTGTTAATATATCTATCAAGTCCCACAAATGCAGTTGAAACCGCATTTTTACTAGACTTTTCTCTATATATGAGGTAAACTATAAATAGGATTATTTATGGTTATATTCTCATATAACTACTTAATGACCGCCGTGTTATAGCACGGCGGTTTTTTATTTATTAAATTCACAATGCCATTCACCTTGATATCTCATTAGGTATTGGCATTCACTACAACATGTATCACATACACGCTTCTTTTCTTTATGACATACAATTGCACAATGTATTTGTTTTCCACATATTGGGCATTCCATGTTAGTTAATTGGTTGTACCAGTCATCCATCTTGCCACTCCCTTTTTAGTTGTGCTTCTACTAATCGGCACTGTAGTTTGAATACATTAATTGCTTCCTGTGCATTTAAATAAAGTACCTTAGCGGTATCTCTTCTTAACCTAAGCTCAGCAATATATTCATCTCCCTGTGCTAGATCACGTATCAATGTAACTGCTACTTTTTCCAATCTGGCCGAGGCTATAAATTTAGCCTTGGCCTTTTTATAAGCATACTCAGCATTTGCCAAATCAATCCCTCTATCTTTGGCTAAACGCAATGCTTTATTGAGTTCTAATTGTTTGTCTTGTAAATAACTATATAAATCTGCACCATTCATCATTTTGATTGTTTACTAAGTTCTACTTCTTCAACTAATTGATTTACGAGTGCTTCAAGTTTACTAATTCTGCTTTGTGCATCCTTAGCTTCTTGAACATAATCAGAGCCTTTGCCTGTCTTAAAGGCAAGATTAATGGTGTACTGGTTTTCGGCGCCTAATGTTGCCCCTACACCAATCATCACCCTTTCATTAGGTCTAGCGAATACACCAAGAGCCACCGCGTTACTGTTGCGGTAATGCCCATAAGAGATTGCGTAGCTGACCTTATCATTTCTGTTAAAGTCAAGCGGATGCAATCCAGCAAGTGCTGCGGAGCTTGCGCCTAATTTATTTAGACGTGCATTTGTTTGATTGATTTGAGCCATGCCTACTTGGTTTTGCGCTCTTAATTGACGCATGTTAACCGCATCAGTATCTGCAACTCCATCCGCAACATCGTGTAGTTGTTGGCTACCTGCAGTGATATTTTGAGTTGTGAACTCAATATGCTTGCCGTTACTATCAGCAACCATTCCATCTATATTGAATTGAGCATTGTCTAAATTGTCTGTGTTTTCTACTTTGAAGCCATTAGCCCCATAATCGGAGTTAATTTCTCCATTAAATACATGGCTACCATTCTTGCCAATATAGTTATGTTGTGGATCATTAACCGTGCCAAATTGAACGGAATTCATGTTAACCATGTCTTTATTCACATGAACCGCGAACTCTTTCCCGCCATCAATATTTGTTGATTGTGTAACAGTTGTATTTGCTCCTTCGGCAACTGTAGTAAATTTAAGAGCGTTAATCACCGCATTTAATTGAGAGCCGTTAATTGCGTCGGTAGATGTACCATCTACTCTACCTGCTGCCACGTTGGTTAGTGTTCGCTTATAGTTTTGAACGCCACCATTACCAGCTTTATTATTAGCTCCAATTGATACAGTGCTGTTAGCTACTCCACCTGCAAAGTCATATTTTTCACCATTGATGTAAATATGATTGGTAGATACTACTTCTTCTGTAGTTGAGTTAGTTCCCAACGCTACAGAATTTTGCACATCGGCTACAGTATTATTACCGAGGGCCAAACTATCTACTGCCACCGCTTGACCGTGAGAACCTAAAACAGTAGCACCTTGATTTTGAACAGTATTATTAGAGCCAAAAGCCAACATTTCTTTATCAGAGCCTTGAACCTTGTTGTTATAACCAACAACTACACCATGACCGCTTGCGACTGCTCCATTATTAGAGCCAACTACCGTCGCATTTTCAGCGTTTACGGTATTAGTTCTACCTAATACTACTGTTGACTCACCATTTGCATAAGCACCATTACCAATAGCAATGGTATTGTATGCAGCAGTCCGAGCTTGACTGCCGATGGCTACTGTATATTCAACAGTAGCTTCTGCATGTGCCCCGTAGGCAAAACTATCACGGCCTAACGCTTTACTATCATTACCGCCTGCGAATGAATTCGTACCAGCTGCAATATTGTTTTCACCGAATGCTACCGCATTATTCCCTTTAATAGTATTTTGATACCCTACAACGCCTGCACTTTTAACACCAGTTTCTACGATATTATCTGTACCACCTACAAAGTTATTGTCAGCAGCCAATACATTGACCGCCAAGGAACTAATTGCTAATGCTGTTACCATCGCTTTTTTATTTGTATTCATTGTTAATCTCCTGTGATATAATCAAATTGGTTAATTTTTAACTGTGGACGTTCTACTAATGCCAGTTAGTGGACGTCCTTTTTTAGTTCATGAAACATAATGCTTATTGCAGCTATCATGCACACGATTAATAAAGCCCATGTGGCTGATGTCAATTCGTACCCCTGCACATCGGAGCCTTCAATGATTCCATATGCCACAATGCATAGCATAGCTGATACCCATTTCATATTTTTCACTTCCTTTCTATTCTCCAATTCGTGCCTGGCACCGTTTGGCCAACCACTCATCAAATAACCGCGAATGAATTAATCTTTTACCACCACGCTCACCAATCTTCATGGACGGAAAATCAAAGTCTTCCGCCCATTGGCGAATTACAGCAGGTGCTACACTGGCTTGCTCTGCCGCTTCTTCAACGGTAAGGCAAAATTTTGTATCAAGCCGATTGCTATTCATAGTTACCTCCTTTGATATTTGTCGCACATTATGCGACTACATTGGTAAAAAAAATATCATTAATATCTTTATACGTTAATGATAGTGCTTTAGAAATTTTCTCTACATCTTTTACGGTAAAATTTTCTCCGGATTTATTGAGTTTTCTATAAACTGTAGATTTATCAACACCAATGATATTAGCTAGTTCAATAATAGAAATATCATTTTCCACTAACTTAGCTTTCAATTTTCTAATGTTTACCATTTCTATCCCCCTTTTATTATTTGTCGCTTATATGCGACTTTCTTTAACTAGATATTACCCTATTGAAAATTGCATGTCAACAACTTATTTCGCACTTTATGCGATTTTATGCTTTGTTTAAAAATATTTATTGCATTTTTGCGAATTGTATTGTATTATGTAATCAAATAGAAAGTGAGGTTTTCATATGAGAATCGGAGAACGTATTAAACAACGTAGATTAGAGCTAGGCTATACTGCAGATGCATTAGCTAAATTATTAAATAAAAATAGAGCTACTATATATAGATATGAAAATGGTGATATTGAAAATATGCCAATCGATGTACTTGAACCTTTAGCTAAAGCATTGAATACTACACCGGCATATCTAATGGGTTGGCAAGAACCGCATCAACAAAATGAATCTATTATATCTGACAAAGCTGAAGGTTACTATGTAGATCCTGAAACTGCTGAATTTGCGGAATATCTACGTACACGCCCAGGCGCACGCATGCTCTTTTCTGCAGCTAAAGACATTACTAAAGAGGAGATGGAAGAAACAGTTAAATACATAGAGTTCTTAAAATCTAAACATAAGTAATACACACAAGGGAGAGTGGTAGTATTGGTTATTAACCTTATTTATTGTGATTTACCAAATGCAAAAGCAGTTTCTGAAGAATCAGAGGACGTAGATACTCATAATATCTACATCAATAAAAATCTCCCTCACGACCGCATGAGGGAGGAAATAAAGCACGAGCTAATTCATATCATTCGTGATGACTTTTATGTTGATCATCACGTTAATTTAGTTGAGCGTATGGTTAGGATGTCCCAAATTGAAGATGGTGACCTTAACGGAATCGACTTTTATCATCACATTATTTAACTATATAACTGGGGAGATGTTATTATGTTAAAGTTTTTAAAACGTTTATTTAGTTGTTTTACAAAGAAATCTGATAATACCACAGATACTATTGAATTATCTTTCGAAGTAAAGTCTAATTTTAATCACGTACCTATTTCTAACCATAGTCATGAACTATCTATCGATGAGTATTGGAATCACTGGTTAGCTTCTAACAACAATTCTTTTCAACATAGAATTGAACGTGCTACATGGATTTCTTCTCAATCGATTAAAATGAACGACGACTTTTGTTATATTTCTGGCACTCAACCTCAACCATATATAGTGACACTATCTAGTTGTACCTGTGCTGACTTTCAAAATCGTCAAAATACAAATTTCGATTATCCATGTAAACATATGTGTAGATTAGCTATTGAAAATGGAATTATTTCTGCACATATTCATACAGATACTGAAATAGAAGAAAAAGCTATTCAAGATGCAAAAGCAGCTGAAGAACTTTCTGAACTTAATCGTTTACATGAAATAGAGCTAGATAAATTTAGATTATCTGCAACTGATATATCTAATATTCTATCCATCATTGATGAACCTGAGTTACCAATTCCAAATTTTAATGGTAATGCTGATTACTTCAGCTCAACTAGTTATGATAATAAAGAATCAAGATATATTGATAAATCTGATGAATTAATAGATAAGCTATACGATCAACACGCTATTAATAAGATTGTTACTATAGTATCTCAAATACAAAATCATCTTGTTCAATTTAAAGAATTCCTCTATTCAAAAGGTGCCTGTGGTGTTGATGAATATAATTCTATGCATAGCAGTGACTTTGATGATACTCGAGACCAAATTCAATCATTCTTATTAAATGACTACCCTGATAATGCCTATGATTATAATGAAGAACAAAAAGCAGTTGTAGAAGAGAAAAATAGAGTTAAACAAGAACGTATTGATAAAAAATCTATATTATCAGCAATTTCTCACGAGCCAATAGCACAAGCTAGTTTCATTAAATCACTATTTCCTGATAACACATCATATGGTAAACGTTTATGTAATGCTTTAATAAAGGAAGGTAAGTTACAACAAGTAAAACAAGGTAATCGATACTTTATTAACAAAGTATGATTATAATTTTGAATAAAAAAATAAGCCCTCACCGCAGTGAGGGCCATTAAAAACTTCATACCTTAGAGGTACTTCATTTTTACTCCAATATTATTATATCACATAAAACCTCTAAGGCTTATTTATTATGCCAAGGAGGTTATTTTTATGGCTAAAAAACGAGCCGATGGACGCTACCAAGTATCCAAGATGATAAATGGTAAGCGAAAATACTTTTATGGTACTACCAAAAAAGCTGCCATAGAATCCATGGAGAAATACGTAAATACAAATCAAGCATGTGCTAATTTCGACGATACTATTTCATTAAACACCTGGATTAATATATGGTTGAATCTAAAGGAAAAGACTATAACCCCTGCCACATATCAAAGCTATACAGGAATTATCAATCGCTATATCAGAGATAAAATCGGCGGTGTAAAGTTAGCCGAAATTAAACCTAATACATTACGGTATGTATTTGAATCAATGGATGGATTGTCATCAAGGACTATATCCTACACCATGACAATTCTAGGATCCATATTAGAGCAGGCGGTAAAAGATGACATTATCCCTAAAAACTATATGAAAAACATAGACAGACCAAAGCAAGTAAAAGTCAGACATATGGTAACGCTAACTGCAGATGAAGTTAAAGACTTTTTATCGAATATATCGAACACAGAACATCATGCACTCTTTAAATTAGCATTTGCAACAGGTATGCGTCGGTCTGAATTATTAGGCTTACGATGGTCTGATATCGATTTTAAGAAATCAACTATATCTATTTCACAAACAGCACTCAAAATCGGATCAACTGCAGTTATATCCAATACAACTAAAACGGCATCCTCAAAACGGATTATTGCCATTGATACGGAAACACTTCAGGAACTTATGAAGCATAAAACAATCATTGATAAGCGTAGAATAAAAACAATGAACTGGATTAATAATAACCTTGTATTTCCTGGTATAAAAGGCGGTCCCCGTTGTCCTGATGAAGTCAGCAAGTTATGTAAGAAGTATGCCAATTTAATCGGTAAACCATCTTTTACTATGCATGGTACAAGACATACTCACGCCACCCTTCTCATCGAAAATGGGGCCAATATGAAAGCCATACAAGAACGCCTAGGCCATGCTTCATTCCAAGAAACAATGGATACCTACTCACATGTGACACCTAAAATGGAAGATGACATCGTGGAACGTATCTCTAAAATATTCTGATGTCAAAATGATGTCAAGCCACGCAAGACTTTATGATGTCAAGCAAAAATAAGGGCTTACAGAATTACCTGTAAGCCCTTATTTAATCAGCTTGGTGCGGTTGGAGGGACTTGAACCCTCACGAGCGTACGCTCACCACCCCCTCAAGATGGCGTG